TAGAGATGCTATTCCATCAATCCTTTCTGACGCTCTTGCAGTTTCATTTGATAATCATATTGGACACGATTATCTAAATGACTATGAAGAACGATACAACTTCTACCATCAGACTGAGGAAAAGATTCCATTCGACTTGGACTTCTTCAACAAGATCACAAAGGGCGGTCTTTGTAATAAGTCTCTCAACATTGCTCTTGCAGGTACTGGCGTGGGTAAGTCTCTCTTTATGTGTCATCTTGCCTCTTCTTGTTTATTACAGAATAAGAATGTTCTGTATATTACGATGGAGATGGCTGAAGAAAAGATTGCAGAAAGAATAGACGCCAACCTTCTAAATGTAAACATTCAAGAGATTGCAGATCTTCCACGTCAGATGTTCGAGACAAAAGTCTCTAACATTTGTCAAAAAACACAGGGTTCACTTATAATTAAAGAATACCCTACAGCGAGTGCTCACAGTGGACATTTTAAAGCACTTCTTAATGAACTTGCACTTAAGAAATCATTTAGACCTGATATTATTTTCATTGATTACCTTAATATATGTGCTTCCTCGCGATATCGCGCTGGCAGCAATGTCAATTCATATACAACTATTAAGTCTATTGCAGAAGAGCTTAGAGGACTGGCTTGTGAAGCAAACGTCCCTATCGTTTCTGCCACGCAGACCACTCGTTCTGGTTATGGTAGCTCTGACGTTGAGCTTACTGATACTAGTGAGTCCTTTGGTCTCCCTGCTACTGCTGATCTTATGTTTGCCCTTATTTCTACAGATGAGCTTGAGGAGTTGGGACAAATTATGGTGAAGCAATTGAAGAATCGTTACAACGATATCAACATGAACAAGAGGTTTGTTGTGGGGATTGACCGTTCTAAGATGAGATTGTTTGATTGTGAGCAGTCTGCACAGCACGACATACTTGACAGTGGGCAGGAAGAGGAGTATAATAATGAGGAGAAATCTAAGAAATTTGCATCGCTTAAATTCTAATATGACTGTAGACACACAACGATACCTTGAATTTGTAAATGGCGTTACCTCGGAACAAAGTAAAGATAACGAAGCTTTCGTATATCGTATCCAAGAACTTGAAGGTCAAGAGTTTCCTACCGAGCGATTGCTTACTGCTGCTGTAGGAATGTCTGCTGAGGCAGGTGAGTTTACCGAGATTGTAAAGAAGATTATCTTCCAAGGTAAACCTGTTAATGAAGAAAATCTATTTCACATGAAGCGTGAACTTGGAGACATCATGTGGTATGTTGCACAAGCATGTATGGGACTCAATGTTTCTCTTGATGAAGTCATTGAAATGAATGTTGATAAACTCAAAGCACGATATCCTGGTGGAGAGTTTGATGTTCATCATTCTGAAAACCGAGTTGATGGGGATGTCTGATGGGTAAAAAGAAAAAGTCAAAGGACGAATGGTCCTATGATAAAACCCCAGAAACTGAAGAAGCAATTAAACGCTTACACGAAACAATTCGTATGCGTAAATTAAAAGATCAAGACGACAAACTAAACTACGATACAGGTGGAAAATGACCGACAAAACCGTTACTATTGAATTAGATATTCGTGTTGCCGCAGCAGTACGTGAGACACTTTTTCGCACTACAAAACAAGATAGTTACGAATTTCCATCAGAACGTACAGTAGATATTCGTAACGCAATTGTTGCTTTGGACGAACAGATTCAATCAGCACTGGATGTTTAAAAACAACTCTAGTGAATATACTCACGGTGGTCTTAAACGAGATCCCGTTAATATTCTTAGACTCATCAGTGACTTAGAAGGTTCTTATCAGTTGCTCAAATATATGGCATATGATGAGGACATGGAAGTTCTAGAAGAAATGAAGACTCGATATTACAAAGCGTACTTTAAATTACTAAAACAACAAAAAAATGAAAATTCTAACACTTGAAGATTATCAAAAAGCAGGCGAAACATTTTGGCCTAAGTATTGGTATGTTGCTAAAGAACTTGGAGAGGATGCAAAATCAGAGGACATCCTCAAAGTTATGGAAGCAGTTGGTGGTATTGCAATGAAGTTTGCATTAGATGATAAAGAAGGACCTTTTGGTTTTAACAAAAAGAAAGAGGAAAGCAATGACTCATGAAGAAATGCTTGAAGAAGCAAAAATGCGTGAGGATCAGAATGAAGTAATTGTGCCCGAAGGTGCAGAACTTATTGACGAGTGTTTCTATGTTTGGGCGACACGATTCGGTCTTTATTCTAGTATGACGGTAAAGGGTCGTAAAATGTTAACAGGTTCATTCAGAGACAATGTTGTCCTTATGACTCGTTGGCATCTCAAATGTGAGCAGGAAGGATGGCCAGAAGGTAGTGTTCGTGTTGTTGGCGATGGTATCGTTTCTGGAAAGTTATAAATACTTTTACGGAAATAGTTTTAGACATCAAGATGAATCGTCACGACTTGCAAAAACTTGCTGAAGCATATACTAACGTCCACGAAAAGAAGGACTCTTCTTATCTTGAGACTGATATGAAGAAGCGCCAAGAGAATAACGAGAAGGCGCGTAAAGATATGGCAAAAGTGAAGGGTCAAAAGAACCCTCACTTTGAAGAGACAAATATTAGAGGTAATGATTCCGCCAAGCAAAAGGCACGTCTTGAGAAGAAGCGTGGAATGAAACTTGATGATCATCCTCAGTTCAAGAAAGAGGAAGCAGAAGTAGAAGAAGGATATGGAGCAGCACCTGGTTCTGGTGAGAAGGATCAGGAAAGAACTAAGAAGTGGATGGATAAGAAGGGTATGAAGGGTGCTCCTGGTCTTGATGCAATGTCTGCTAGAAAGAAAGAGCATGAAGAAAAGAGAGGAGTGAAGAAAGAAGGAGTTGACTCTCTTACTGCTGCATATAATGCAGTCTATGAAGTAGAAGAAACTGAGACTGTTGCTGAAGATGATAAGTCTTATGATCGCAATCGTAAGAGAGCAGCACAAAGAGCAGCAGACAGAAATGCCGCAAGAGCAGCAGGTAAAACTGGTGTAGTTCCTGGCGTAGGTTATGTAACTGCTAGAAAAGAGAAAGAAACCTATGTTGATTCAGCAGGCACAACTCGCCATAAGTCTGGTGCTAAGAACGAAGAGTATGAAGTTGAAGGATTCATTCCTATTGATAAAGAAAAGCAATCTAAGATCGATAGACAGATTGGTCGTGCTGCTGACAAAGAATCAATCGAACAGGGTAAGTCCAAGAAGTATGGACGTGACGAGAAGCAGATTGAAAAACAGTATCAACGTCAACAAGCTATGAGATTTAGCAAGAAGATGAAGAAAGAGGAACTGGAAGCATCCGGTAAGTTCACTGCTGAAGAGATTGAAGCAATCATCAATGTTGATATTGAAGAAGGTAGTAGAGGCAAAGCAGCTATTGGTGGCACAGTAGGTAATGTTGCCGGTAAACTTATTGGTGGTGCAGTAGGAGGGAGAACCGGTGCTTTTGTTGGACAGTTTGCTGGTGGTGCTGCCGGTGCCGCTGCTGGTGCTAAGAAAGGTAGAAAGGGTTCTGCTGCTCTCGGCGGTGGAGTTGGTGCCTTAGGTGGAGCAGTTGGTTCTGGTGTTGGTGGTGCTATTGCATCCTCTTATGAAATGGAAGGTGAAATGATTGAAGCAGCACCAATCGGCGCTGCCTTAGGAAATATTGCTGGTAGAACAATCGGTGCAAAACTTGGCGGTGCTACTGGTGCTGAGATTGGTAAGTATGCTGGTGCCGCTGGTGGTGCTGCAGCACTTGCTAAGAAAGGTCAGAAAGGTAAGAAAGCCGCTGGTGCTGCTTTAGGTTCAGTAGTACCAGGACTGGGAGTTGGTGCTGGTTCTGCTGTTGGTGCTGCTCTTGCTAACTCCCACGAGATGGAAGGTAATCCTATCCACGAAGTATTTAAGGATGACATCCAACAGTTTGCCGTGAATGAAATCGCAGGTGCTCTTAGTAGTCTTGCTAGTCAAGGTGCTAAGGCAGTAAAAGGTCTAGGTGCAATGGGTGGTGCAACCGGAACAAAGATTGCAGATACCGTTGTTCAGGGTGGTAAGAACGCTGTTGCCTTCGCTAAGAAGAATCCTCTTGGTGCTGGTGCTATTGGTGCTGGTGCTGTTGGTGCCGGAGCACTGGTTGCTAATAGCGGCAAAAAGAAATAGTAAAGTGTGATATAATATCACTACTAAATACAGTATAACGGTATCGTAAGGAAACCTTTACAGAATTATGAAAAAGTTCAGTCAGTTCCTTTCCGAAGCAGGAGAAACGACTGTATCCTCTCAGGCCCGCAAAATGGGTCTGAAAGGAGACGGACACGGTGGGTGGTATGATCAGCAGGGTAATTTTAAAGCAAAGACTGTTGA